TACAACAGGATCTTGCATGCCATGTGCTGGTGGTATTTTTGTCATAAACAATTTTTTCTTTTTTCTATAAGGAGCACCAGCGCTGGTGTTTCTATTGATTTTATCAACATAAGCAACACCAGCAGCACCATTAACATTCGTAAAAATATCATATGGTGTTAACATACTCAAAGCTTGTTGTGGCAATTTTGACACAATATCATCATAATATGCATCAGTCACTTCATCCAGTATATCTTCCTGCAATTCTGTTACAGGTCGCACCATCTCTATAGCCGCTATCCTTTTAGGCATCCATCCTGACATAACAGGGGCACCATATTTCACAACATAATCTTCAGAAAGAAAAGGAGCCATAGGTGTTTCGACAACTTGAGATGTCGCTCGTGGAATAAATCCTACAAAAGATACATATACTTTGGCTGTTCCTGTTTCTAAATATCTAAAAACTGATTTTTTATCTAATGTACGCAACTGTCTCTCATACCCTTCTGCTGACAAGTGTTCAAAACTTGATGCTTGAACATTCATATATTCATCCTTAAGGTAAGGTTTGAGCATATTTTGACTGATTGCAATAGCAATACATTCATCTAACATTGTCCCAGCAAAATGAATCCCACAAATCGAATGACCGTGTGAGGTAGAAGCTATCAACGCTGCACCACAATCACCATTTACAGTGGCTCGTGTTTTGGGGAGACCCATGTACACGTCATGTGGTTTATGTGTATTGACTTTCATACCATGGTGAAATTTCATAAAAGGTATGTTAATAACATCTAATTCTCCTTCTTCAGAGCAAGAAACATATCTAGCACTCATTCTTTGTTCGATAACATCATTTGGTAAGAATTTAAAAACATTTCGTTTAGGTGGAATATCAGGAAAAACTGCTATACACAAATCAGATTCCCCAACTCGTGTAAAACACGAACGAGAAATAGCAAATGTCAAATTTTCATTAACACCTTGTTGCTTACTTTGTGTAATCATTGTAATGTGCATATTCTCTCCTGGAACTACTGCATGGTTATTGAGAAGATATGTTCTACCTCCCAAACACAAAGCTTTAGTTCTGCAATATTTGGTATCTGTTCGTACATTGAGAAAAACACAATTCCGTTTGATTTGATCATTAAATGCTTCTGGTAACATTGAAACTGTCGATAGAGTAGCTTTAGTAACATCACATCGGCTTAACTCATAGTCATTTTTATACCAGACATTTTCACGTCCATCTTCCTCCGCTTC